TCATTTATTTTCACACTGAGGGCAACCCATATGCGGGATATGGCCGATTGAAGCGCGAGCTTGCCGGGAAATCTAGGGAGGAAATCTTGTGTCGGGCGTATGGTGTGCCTGTCAAATCGATAGCGTCGAAGTTCCCGCTCTTTCGTGAGGCGGTGCATGTTGTGTCACCTCAAAACATTCCGACAACTGGGACGGACTATTTATTTGTTGATCCGGCTGGCACAAAGAATTGGTTTATGATTTGGGTTCGATTTGACGGGGCGGATCGGGCGTATGTTGTTCGCGAATGGCCGCAAGCGGATGCGTATATTCCCGGGGTAGGGATGCCTGGGGCGTGGACGGTGCCGGGGGTCAAGCTGGATGGGGAGTTTGGAGATGGTCAAAAGTCTTTTGGGTGGGGGTTGCAGCGTTACCGTGAGGAGATTGAGCGCATTGAAATGGAAGAGGGATACAATGTTTTTGAACGCTGGATGGATTCGCGATATGGCAACACGTCGGTTGCCGGGACGCGAGAGAACGCGACGACATTGATTGAGGAGATGGACGAAGTGGGGATGACATTTCGAGCGGCTCCCGGTGAGAACATTGAAGAGGGCGTAGGGATGATCAACGACTGGCTTCATTTTCGCGCTGACGTGGAGGTGGGGCATATGAATAGCCCGCGCCTGTATATTTCATCGAGGTGCGCAAACCTTATTTACTCGTTGAAGGAGTGGACGGGAGCAGACGGCACGAAGGGCGCATCGAAGGACCCCATTGATGTATTGCGATACATGGTCATGTCAGGAGTTTGCAGCGTAGAAGGAGGAGCATTAAATGTTAGAGGCGGCGGTAGTTACTAAAATCATCAGGAAACGGGACGTCATGGCTTTGCTTGGTATTTCTGAGCAGACGTACAAGACGTTTATTGAGAACGGGCTTTTGATGCCTATTCGATGCGGGAAGAAATATGTGTTTGATCGAAAGAAGATCATAAAGGCGTTTGACTTGGAGGACGCGGACAAATGAGCGGGATGGATTCAATGAGTGAGGAAGAGGTAATCGAGGCATTATGCATGGGGGAAGAGTTGTCTCCCCAGGTGCGGGCCATCATGCAGGTGCTGGGTGATCACATCGCGGACGCGACGGATTTGGTTTCTAGTTTTCAGGTTGCGGAATCGCACGGGAAGCTGGCGCATTGTGCGGGCGGGCTGCAATGTTTGATTGCGTTTCGTGAGCATTTGGAGGCGGTGATCAAGGAGGCTAAGGTAAAGGGAAATTAAAAGATAAGGTTAGCTTGTGATGAAACGGGTTGAATTGGCTTTAGGGCTATATTCAACCCGTTTTTCGCGTTCTAAGGTCGGCATCAAAGGCAACTGCGCAGCCTATGCGCTGGGAATCTTTGGTAATCCAATGGCTGACACAAGCGAACCCACATTTGAAGAAATCGCCCAAGAACTGGGAGTAGAGCTTCAAGCGGCAGAGGCGGAAGCAACGACGGAAGATGCGGCGGAGGAGACTGCGAGCGAGAGCAAGCAGGAAGAAACCGCTGAGGAAACCGAAGAGGCGGAGGCTGAAGGGGAAGACGATCTTTCACAGGACGAGAAAACCGAAGAGGAGACGGAGCTTGCTGAAGCGACGAAGGAGAAATTCCTAAAGCGCATTGACAAGATCACGGCTAAACGCAGGGAGGCTGAGGAAAAGGCCGAGTCTTTGACGGAGGAACTTGAAGAATTGCGGGTAAAGCTTGAAAAAGCGGCGCAAATCACGGTTGCCCCGACCAAGGATGACCCGCTGGCAGACGTTGAGGATGAATCGGAACTTGCGGCTCGCATCAGCAGCGCAAGGAAGGTGAAAAGCTGGGCACTTGCCAATCTTGAGGGCGGCAGCATCACGGCGGCAGACGGCACGGAGCAGTTTATCGAGGCGGCAGAGGTGCGGAAGTACCTTTCGCAAGCTGAGGAGATGCTAACCGAGCACGCCCCGAGCCGGAAGGAGTGGATCGCGCAACGAAATGCGGTCCTGCCCGAGGCTAAGGAGCACTATCCAGACCTATTTAAGGTCGGAAGCCCGATGCAAGCGGCATATTCCGAAACCATCAAACGATTCCCCGAACTAAAGCGGTTGCCAATGCTTGAAATGCTAATTGGCGACGCTTTTGAAGGTCAAAAACTTCGGTTTGCTCGGGCGGAGGCGGCGGCAAAGTCAAAAGCATTGCCAGCCAAGGCCGCAAACCCTGTGAAAGCGACTTCGACCACGCCGACAGCGAATAAGGGTTCAAAAGTGTCATCAGATGCAGCGAAATCCCGAGTCAATCTGAATAAAGCATTGGCGAGCGGGGCAAACATTACATCGGCGCAGCTTGAGAGAGCTTTGCTGGACATCATTTAAGGAAAACCACACTATGCCTTCACTACTTGTTACCGGTCAAACTGGGATCCGCGAGGATCTTTCCGACCTAATCGCCGTTGCAGACGCCAAGGCTTGCCCTGTCGTCACGATGGCAAAAAAGGGCGCGGAGCCCATTAACCCCCTGTTTCAATGGCAGGTTGACGCCTACGATGCCCCGTCGTTCTCGGGTGTTATGTCCAATGCGGACGTGACATCGTTTGAGAATAAGGCACTCAATCGTCAAAAGCTCTACGGCCGAATTCAGAAGTTCCGGCGCGCTCCCGGTGTTGATGACATCGCGGCGAACGTCACGGAAGTTGCTGGCGTCGGCAAGCGTCAGGAAATGAGCCGTTCGGTTCGCAAGGCTCTCGAAGAGCTAAAGCGAGACATGGAATCCGCCTTCTGTTCTGACACGGACAGCCAAGACCAGACAACGAACCTTCCGTATCGCACGCGTGGGCTGGGTGTTTGGATCCAGGCGACCGCGCAAACGGATTTGCCCGTTCCTTCGGCTTACCGGACCCCTGCTGCGTCGATCTACACGACCGCGGGCGATCCCAGCGAAACCAACGTGCAGGCGCTTTTGCAAAGCCTCTACGAGCAGAGCGGCCGCAAGGTCGTTTACTCGCTTGTGTGCGGTCCTACGCTTCGCCGCGCGTTCACCGCGATGACGAGGACGCAGTTCGGTTCGACTAACGTTGCGAGCGCGGTTCGTGTGTTCAACCAAGACATCAAGGACGCCACCTATACGTCGACCATTGACGTGTTTGAGGGTGATTTCGGCGACCTTGAGCTAGTTGACTCCTTGTTCCTTGCCCGTGACGCATCGGCAGCGACGCAGACCCGTCGGGGCTATGTACTCCCGATGGACAAGATTGAACTGCGCTACAACCGGCGCCCCCGGTTCATGCCGCTGGAAGATCAGGGCGGCGGTCCTCGCGGCATCGTTGATGCCATCGCGGGTCTTGCCGTTCAGAACCCGCTCGAACTCGGAGCCTTCAAACACACTTCCTAGTAGGGAATCAATCTAAGGAAACACGACCATGACTGTTTACGAATACAACAACAACGAGAAGGCCGGGAAGCGGTTTACCCACCTCATCACGATCACGCATGAGGATCTGACCGAGGCGACGGCGAACACGGCGCAGACGATTCAAATGCTGTCGCTTCCGATCGGAGGCGTGGTGAAATCGGCGGCGTTCTACCTGACGACGCCGTTTGAAAACACGGCTGACAACACGCTGAACACCACGACCCTGATTGTGGGGGATGGTTCTTCGACCGCGCGCTACATCGCAAGCAAGGAGCTAAACTTGAACGGAAGCGAAGTCATCGCATGGGCAAGTCCTAACTCGGTTGACACCTTCCCCTATGCGTACCTGACCGCTGACACGGTTGACGCGGTGTTCGGCTCGATGGCGGCGAAGTCGCTTGTCAACCTGAACAACGGGGAAGTGAAAATCTACCTCGAAGTTTCAAGCCTAGCCTAACAACGATTGATCGCCCCGGGCGTGGGGGAAGATGGACGCCCGGGGAGGTCACTGAATCAAGATGCCCTCCGAATTTTACGCTGAACTTGCCGATGACCTTGGTGATATTGGCGTATTAGTGAAGGAAGAGTTGGCGATGGGCTGGCGAGCGACGGAAGTTCTTGCCGAGATTCGTCAAAGAAACATCAAAGCTGCGTGCGATCGCGTTGAGCGCGGCTTTGTTGAGGGCTTGGGTCAGCACGTTGCGAGAATTGACGCAGACGCGTATTTCGGATGGGCGGCTTTGTATCCTGGTTGCTGGTCGGATTCCGCGTTTCGGCGTGAGTATTTCCGCGACAATCCGCAAGTGAAAGTGAACTCAACGCCTAAGTCGATGATCATTCGGCCGTGACAAAAGACGACGACAAGCCAGAAACAGTTGCCGACTTGGTTTCTTTGATGGACCAAGCCGAAGCGGATGCGTCGTCGTACATCACGCGGAAGAACATCAATTACAATACGCGGTTTTGTTTGTGGGCCGGGCAGTCTGATGACGGGCGCAAATGGACGGCTAACTTGTCGGATCGCAAGGCGTTTCCGTGGGACGGGGCGACAGATAGCCGGATCCGCTTGGCTGATATGGTCATCAATGAGCGAGTTCGCTTGATGAAGAATTCCTTCTCTCGCGCTCGGTTGACCGTCAATCCGGTGGAGACGACGGACGCACTTTCGACAACCAAGGTGCAGAACGTGTTGAAATGGCTTTTGTACACGCATTGCGGGCCGATGATGCGCCGGGAGATTGAGCTTGCGGCGCAGGCACGCGAGACATTCGGCCTTGCCATCATGGGCGTTTTCTGGCGGCGGACTACGCGAATTGAGGTTAAGTCGCTTTCTCTTGATTTTTTACAGCAGCTCGCGACAGAGACGCGGGATCCGAGGTTGATTGTTTTCATTGAAACGATCCTTGATGAGTTGCGCGAAGAGGAGGCCGCGCGGTTGCTTGATGAGATGATCCCAGGGAAAGGAACTCCTGCAGCGGTGCGCAAGCTTCGTACAACTGGCGTGTTTGAGTACGACGAACCATATATTTTCGAGAATGTTCCGGAGTGGGTTGCGTATGAGCCCTGGGAGGACATTATTTTCCCGGCGACAACTTACGACTTGCAGCGCGCTCCGTTTGTGGCGTGCCGCGAACTTTTGACCGAGGAAGAATTGCGCGAGCGCATTACAACGGACAATTATTCCGAATCATGGGTTGAGAAGGCGATCAAGCATAAAGGGATTATGCGGCGCAATGGGACTAACTACCAGCGTGCGACGGACTCGATATTTTTGGAGAGCGAAGAAAACCTTGTAGAAATCTGGCGGGTGTACCGGAAGGAGTACAACGAGAAGCTCGGTGCAACCGAAGTTTACTGTACAACTATCCACACGGCGGTTGCGGATGAATTTGCATCTGACGCTGATCGACTGGAATACGAGCACGGACTTTACCCATTTGTTGAATTGCCGCGTGAGCGGGCCAAGCGTCAACTGATTGAAAGCCGCGGGGTTCCTGAGCTTGTATTGACACAGCAATCAGAAATCAAGACGCAGCGCGATTACCGGGCGGATCGTGCGTCTTTGACGATCTTGCCTCCGCTTAGGGTTCCGGCGAATCGAGGCAAGCTTGATATTGTTCTTGGTCCGGCGAAGCAGCTTCCCGAGCGTCGCCCTGGTGAATTTTCTTGGATGGAGCTACCGGCCAATGATGGGGCGACGATTGAGATTGAGCGCGCGACGCGTCTTGATGTCGATGAATACTTTGGAATTCCTCGCCCCGACCTGTCGCCGTCGCGTTCGATCCTTACACAACAAGACATGGTTGACACATGGCTTGCGGATTTGGTTGGCGTGCTCTCGCAGACGTTGCAGCTAACGCAGCAGTATTTAGACGAAGCAACCTTTGTGCGGGTCGCTGGTGGGTTGCCTCAATCGTTTTCTGTGACGCGGCAGGACATCCAAGGCAAGTTTGACATGGCGCTTGATTTTGATTCGCGCTCGCTGGATCCGGCGATGTTAGAGCAAAAATTGACCTATATTGCAAACGCACTTGTTCCGCTGGATACGATGGGAACGATTGACCGCGCTGGGCTCATTAAGTTCATGTTTGCGGCGGTCGATCCTAACTTGGCGGAAGAGTTGGTGCGCGAGGCTGGTGCGGCTACGCAAATGGAGGTGGAAGACGAACAACTTGCGTTCGCGAAGATTTCGGCAGGAACGGAGCCGGTCTTGAAGGAGTCCGGTCAAAATCCTCAAGTTCGGCTGCAAACTCTACAGCAAATTATCCAATCAAATCCGGCCGTGTCGCAGCGGTACGAGCAAGATCAGATTTTCAGGGCCATGATTGACGCGCGGGTAAAGGCGTTTCAATTCCAGCTTGATCAGCGCGAGAATGCGCAAATCGGGCGTGTTGGAGCAACTCCCGGGCTCAAAAAGGTTCAACAACAAGCGGGGGTTTCAGCGTGAACGTAAGTTTTCTAAAGCTTCTCAAATCCGTTGCTACGCGCGCGGGCTTGGATCCAGTCGTGATGCTTGCGGGCACGACGTCGACGCCATCGGCGATCACGCAATATCTCAATGATGCGGTGCGGCTTGCATGGACGTGGTTTGACTGGCCGGACATCATTTTGCTTGAGGAGAGAACGCCTGTTTCTGGGGTGATTTCGTTTACTCAGGCGGATGAAGAAGAAATCTTCCAGGTGATCGGAGTATTTACCACGGAGAACGAAATCATATCGATCCCGTATGAATTGCAGCCCGGGCAAATCGAATTGGATTCGACCTATGACGGTGCAACGGCATGGGTTCGTTTCTGGCCGATGTTTCCGCAATTCAGCTACGAAACGTACAATGCAAGTACGACGTATGCGGTAAACGACATCGTTTTTTACACGCCAAACTGTTACAAAGCCATTGCGTCGACGGTCGGGAATTTGCCTACCAGCACGGCGCACTGGCAAATTCAAAACGTTCCGAGATTCTTGGAGAACTTTATCAGCATTCAGGCTTACGCAGATTTGTTGAGCGAGGACGGGCAGGAGGACAAAGCTATTGCGGCACGGTTGCGGGCTGAGGGTACTTTGATTTCTGAAATGGACAATTACTGGTTGCGAGCCGGTCAAAGCCGGACGTGGGGAGTTAGCAGGAGATAAATATGAACGGACCAAACAAGCGCATCACAAACTTTGACACCCGAGTTCGGACTCTGACCCCGACCTGCGACACGCTTATTTACGCTGCCGGGGATGTAATCTTTGACAGGACGGCGCTTTCGATCGGGAGTGATCGAGTTTCGCGCGGCAAGGTCAAGTTTGTCGGCTTGGTGGACAAGGACGACACCGGGGTTGCGATGGATATTTATTTGCTGAAAGCCGATGTTGCGTTTGGGACGGCGAATGCAACGCCTTCGATTACCGACGCAAACGCGGAAAACATTATCGGGTATGTCACGGTTACGCCGTCGAAGGATCTTGGTGGCGTGGATTTTGGCGAGGTTGGATGCAACATTCCCTTTGACATCACGGGATCAACTTTGTACGTCGCGGCGGTGACGGCTGGGACTCCGACTTATACCGCATCGGGGTTGTTTCTGACGATTGTTTGTGAAATGGAGGTTGGATAATATGGGGGTGCCATTTAGACAGCCGTTTAGCGACGGGATCACGGCAACAGGAAGTACCGGGAGCGGCGCGCTTGTACTCGCCACGGATCCTACCCTACCGGCTGGATTAACAATCTACGGCAACGCGAACCTGGGCGACGCGGCAGGCGACGCGCATGTTATCCGTGGCACGATCACGGCGCAGGATGCGACTACAGCCAGCGCGTCGAGCGTGATGACGCGTGGGCTGAGCGACCGCCGACTAGTAGATTACGCCTCGCGGGCGTTCAGCTTTCAAATTAACGGCAGCTCGCAGTCTTTCACGGCGAACGGGGGATCGTATGCACCGAATCTAGCGACTGGAACCGCCAACGTGTACACTAACTCTTCTGTCGGGTCAGAGGCTTGGGTCGCTCCCGTGTATACGATGCCTTGGGGGAGTTTCTATCTACGATTTGATACTGCATGGTCCGTGTCATTCACGGCGCAGTCCGTCGGGATATCCGCGTCTACAAACACGGCTATGTGTGTGCGGCTGGGAAGTGTGGCGAACCTGACTACCACGTCGCCCGGATTCACCCCGACAACAGCAGGCGTCGGATTCGCGATCATCAGTGGAGTGCTCACTCCCTATTCTCACAATGGAACCACCCTTACTCCTGGGAGTCCGCATACAATGACGGGACTAGGTGATGCTCCAATCATGTACCGCATTGACTGCACACCTGGAGCAGGTAGCGGCGGATCGAATCTAGTTTCGTTTTTCTATCGCTATCGCAACGGAACATGGGTCTCCGCAGGCTCTGTTTCCACGTCGATAAACACCTACAACGTCGGCCCTGCTCTTGTCGTCGGCACCATCAACAACGGCTCAGCCGGGTACGCTCAATACACGACAATAATGTCGCCTATTAACTGGCTCATGCTCGATGGAATCGACAACCCCAATCCTTAACCGTATGAAAACCATCCTAACACTCCTCATCGCGTGCATCCTAACCGGATCGCTTTGCGCTCAATCAATCCTCACCACGTCGCCTGAGACGCCAGCAGAGGGCCGAGCGCGACGGGCAACTGAAAACGCGCAGGGCGTTGTGCGCTCTGTCATCGGAGCACTAAGGCACGCGATCACCGATTTGTGGACAACGGACTACGCCGCAAACCTCGCCACCGTGCAGGCGCTCGGGCCGCAGAAGACCGCCGAGTTGTTCGGACTCTACGCTCAGTTCATCGCGGGCAACCGTGCATTGCTTGTGGCCGCTGGCGACACCGCCGCAGTTGCGGAAATCGACGTGCTTGCCGCCAAGGTTCCTGCGCACACGGTTGACCCGCAGACGGGAGTCGTAACGCTGACAGAGCCAACGCTAACACCCGCGCCTTAATAACATGCGACCATCCGACATCCTATTCACCGCCGTCTCCGCTACCGCAACTACCCTCAGCGGCATAGTCATGGTCGCCGAACCATCTACGTGGGATTTGCTGGTGCAAAGCCACAACGCACACGTCGCTCCGTGGATGCACTCGCACCCGCTCATTGCGGCATTGCTGCTCATGCAGGTGCTGGACATCGCATCGGGGCTGTTTGCCAGCGTGGTCCTGAAACGGATCGACAGCGAAGTTAGCTGGAGGGGCATGTCGAAAAAAGGGATCATGTGGATCGTGGTCGGAATGGTATCGGCGATCGAGCCGTTCCTCGGGATCAGTATTGGCAGCATCCCGATTTCCCTGAGTACGATCGTCACTCTTTTCTACATCGGCACCGAGGGTATTAGCATCGTCGAAAACGCCGGTAAATGCGGCGTCCCGATCCCAGCCAAGGTCATGGAGATTTTGGTCAAATTCAACGACTCACAGCCGTCTGCCACAGTAAGCGGCACGGTCAAAGTTGATGTAACAACCCACAACGAACCACCGAAACAACCATGAAAAATTGGAGAACGACACTAACCGGATCGGCAGCGGCCATCATGGGCACGCTGACAATTCTCGCGGCACTTCCGTACGACAGCGGACTGCAAATCATCGGCGAAGTCTTCGGCCAAGATGCGCGCGATTGGATTCTCAAGGTCGGGCTCGTTTCCGCACTTGTTCTGCGAGTGATTAACTCTTCACAGACCGCGGACGCCAAAGCGGTCCAGCCCATCGCGGACCTGCTGAACATGGAGCCCCTGCATAAAGAATAATGCGTACCACCAAGGAACGAACGCTGGCACTGCAAAAGGAGATGAAAGCGGCGGGGTTCGACCCGGGGCCGCTTGACGGCATAATGGGCGACCTGACCCTATCTGCATCTGCCGACTATTCCGCGCACAGATCAGGCTTGCTTGATCTCGCCACGGTCGCGGCCCGCGACATCGGGTTGCAGGAGTCTCCGCGCGGCAGCAATCGCGGCCCAGGCATTCGCAAATTCTTCGAGGCTGACGACTTAGTTATCGGTGGACAAACAGACGGATACGCGTGGTGTGCATCTGCCGTTTCCTACTGGGTGCAAGAGTATCTAGACGACATCGGAAATCCGAACGGGATCAAGCCGCCTCGAATCGCTGCCGTCGCCATCTTCCCAGTTTGGGCAAAACAGAACAATCTGCCGGTTCTCACCAGCAAGCCGCAACGGGGAGATATTGTCGTGTTCCAATTCTCGCACATTGGCGTAGTTCGGCACGTCGACCTGCGCGGCATTTTAACGATTGAGGGCAACACGAACGACGAGGGTAGCCGCGAGGGCTACGAGGTCGCAGCACGCCGCCGCAAATTGTCTGAGTGTAAGCTATTCATCCGTATCGACTGACAGCCAAATCATAATGACTCCGACCACCTGCGGGCCAACGATCGAACGAACTGCTGATAATGTATGCGTCGTAAAATCGCGCGGGAAAATGACCGCGCTTTTCATGGCGGATGAGCATTTCGACAACGCGCACTGTGATCGAGGATTGCTCAGAGAGCATCACGAGGAAGCGAAGATTCGCGGTGCAATGATTTTCAAAGTCGGCGATACATTTTGCGCGATGCAGGGGAAGTGGGACAAGCGCGCAGACGAGCGCGAATTACGACCGGAGCACAGAGGCGGAAACTATTTGGATAGGCTGGTCGACACCGCCGCCGAGTTCTATTCGCCATTCGCGGCCAACATCGGATTTATTTCCCCTGGCAATCACGAATCATCGATCACGCAAAGGCATCAAACAAACCTGACAGAGCGACTGGTTGCACTGCTGCGTCGTGAGGGCTCGCCCGTCACTCTAGGGGATTACTGGTCGTTCGTTCGGTTTTCTATTTTCACGAACGGGCATTCACACAAGACCGTGGCTGTGGACACCCACTTGCACCACGGATACGGCGGGGGGGGCGAGGTAACGCGGGGCATGATCGACAATAGCCGGACGCGCTCGCAGTACA